TTGTTGTGGTTCACGGGGTGATGGTAGTTTTGAAAGTGTGCTGCTGTCATCTTTTCGCTCCTGAGTTCGTTTCCTGCTATGCCTCTATTATAGCGTCGACCAAGTGTCCGACAAGTCTTTAACCAAAAGCTAGAGGAAAAAAAATTAAAGTGAATAGGATAGGCTCGAAACCTTGTGCCACAGGTATGGGTCATCGTCTGGGCCAGTGTGTCGCACCTCTATGCTGGCCTCGTCGAACACCTCGCGACTGGCTTCACGAAGGTCTCTCATGTACTGAACGGCATCTTCTCTATTTCTGTAGACATTCAGTACGCCATTGCCTGAACAGACTCGGTATCTGATTCTACTGTCCTGGTGATAATTGCTCATTGTGTTTCTCCAATTTGTTGTTGTGGTGTCTCTTATGCCGGTTGCTTATCGTGACAACTTTACATTGATCCGCAGTTTCTTGTCAAGTGCGTAGTCATTCGCAAGTGCATCGACGAACTCGACAAGATCGCTGAGTTCATCGGTTGACCTGACAACTGTGCTGATGAGCCCCTTGTTCTCGACACTGGCAGTCACTGTCCAGATGTCGGTGTTCTTGTCGTTCAGGGGGAAGGCCTCGATGCTCTCGACGCCGCGAATGACAGACAGGGATTCGCTGATTGATTGCTTGGTGAGTTGATTGCTCATTGTTTGGTTCCTTGCTGAGAGGGGGGGGTGAACGGGCAGTTTAACATGATGCCCAGCATGGTGTCAAGCGGGTGTCAGCAGTACCACACAAGGAACGCTGGGTGCCCAAGTGCCTTCAGCCTTTCGACCTCAGCACGACCCTCTTCGCGAGTGCGGTGCTTGCTGAGTATCTTGTATCCATACTTGAACGGACCGTTGACCCGAACTTGGAATGGCAGGAATCCGCTGACTTTAACTTTGTTGCTCATTGCTTTGCCTTTTCGTTGGCGGGTGTTGATGTGAAAGGGGGCAGTTTAACATGATACCCAGCATGGTGTCAAGTGGTCTCAGTAGCACAACGGTGACAAATCGTGGTACACGTATGGGTCGTCTGCGTCCCGAACCTGAATGCCTGCCTCGGCGTGAGTATCGGGGCTGTACTTCGCCAAGGCCCTCATGTACTTCGCCGCCGCATCGCGACTGTGGTAGTAGTTCAAGACGCCGTTGGCAGAAACCACACGGTACTTCCGAGATGGTGAGTCAATTCTTGGCATCGTCTTTCCTTTGTGTTGGCGTGTCGTTTGTGTTGTGCCCCCATTGTACAGGTCTTATCGGCTAAGTCAAACGCAATCTTGAGTTTTTCTGAAAAAACTTTTTTACCCCGCAATTTACAGCAAACTAAAACAAAGCAATCTAAGCGTTTTGACAAATCCGTTTAGATATGTTATCATCTTGTCTTCCGGACAAGAGCGTTAGCCGCTAGTCGGGAAGACAAGATGATATATATCAAGCAGCCCGAGGACAAGAATGATAAACACAGATGAATTACTGTTCACAGTCAAGGTGTACCACAAACTGAAGAACAACAATAACGGACAGAGCCGCCACTGGTCTTCCGCCCACTCCGAGCGGAAGAAGTGGATGAAGGCTCTGGAGACAGCAGAGGTCGAGACAGAGACAGGAATGGTCTTTGGCTTCCACGAGTTCCTATCTGAGATCCTCGGTAACGAGCCTCTGACACAAAAGGTGGGTATCGAGGTGCATAGAGTCTTGGGGCCGAGAGAAAGACGCTGGGACGCTGACTCTGTGCTGAGGGGGTCAGCCAAGCAGCTCATTGATTCCTTGGTTGAATCTAACTACTTGCATGACGACAACATTAAGCATATACTTTGGGCATTGGGTACACAATCTTCCAAGCGTGCGGAAGAGTCCCACGTGTTAGTTCGATTTTTTGGAGCATAAGTATGAGTAAAGTAGGAATCATTGGCGACACACACAGTCCCGTAATGTTAGATGGATACGCCGAGTGGTGCATGGATGTGTTTGACCAGTGGGGAGTCGAAAGGATCATCCATATCGGCGACCTCGCAGACTTCCATGCGGCCAGCTTCCATGACTCGGAGATTGGATTCTTCGACGTTGTGAGCGAGATGGAGGCCGCTAAAGAGCAGATCCAGCACATGCAGGAAGTGTTCGGCAAGAAGGTTGAGGTACTGACTGGCAACCATGATGCCAACCTGACCCGCAAAATGAAGGCCATTGGCCTTGACCCAGCACTGCTTCGTTCACCTGCTGACATCTGGGGAGTCAACTGGAAGTTCCACAGGCGTTATGAGAAGCTGGTCATCGACGATGTGATCTACATGCACGGCGATCAGGGGCGTGGGGGCAAGACGCCTGCACTTGCGAAGGCAGAAGGTGAATGGATGTCTGTATGCTGTGGTCACCATCACTCGGCAGCAGGTGTCTGGTACGGCTGCAATGCCAACACCAGATACTTCGGCCTCAATGTGGGCTGTGGTGTTGACCACAAGCACGCAGTAATGGCCTATGGTGCTACCTTTGCTCAGAAGCCCATGCTGGGCTGTGGAGTCGTCATTGACGGCACCCCGTACTTCGAGCCAATGCCGCTCAAGAACAAGTACGGCAAATAAGCCCCCTAGCGTGCCGCGTAAGCTCGCCTCTCCCCGCCCCTGACATCTGTGCCGCATGTCACGGGGAGAGGCTTACAGGGCCGCTCAGGGCCCCATGCCATTCTTTGCAGCATTGCTGACAGCTCGGTTCAACAGCCTCTTTGCCGCAACTCTTTTCATGGACGCGGGAACCATCCTTAGGAATGGCACAAGGTGCTCGCCCTGTGACAGCAGGTGTGCAACGATCTGGTCCGACCTCTCGATGCAGCCAGCCACACCCCACCTATCCATCTTCTCCGCCATGTCCTTGCAGCCACAGCCCCCCTTGAACTGGATTGCCCAGTCAGGGATCAGCTTCGCCAGTTCTGTTCCTACTTTTTCCATGCTACGGCTCACAGTTGAGGGAAAGTGATATTATTCCAGCCCAGTCGCTCGCATCATATGCGGTTCCGCTGCACGTTTGGGTCCAAGTTCCTGACCATGTTGTCAAGGCACCAGACCAAGAGACCACCGGGCAGTCTGCTGTTGGGGACGGAAGAAGAACCTGTCCCGATATGGTCTGGCCGCCATCAAATGTTAGCTGAACCGTTACCAGTGTTCCTGTGGCACCTACGATCACAGTTACCTGCTGAAAGGTCGGGTTCAGGCTGTTGTCTTCACCATCAGCAACGTCACCGCTAAGAGTTGCTGTCCTTGTCCCAGATGAGGTGTATGGGTTGGATGCGACACTGCTGAATATGTATGACGGGAGGTAAGCATCCTCGAAACAGGAAAAAGTTGGGTCGTCACAGTACATATCAAGAGACTGTACCTCTATCCTCGCCGAAACGCTCGTCCAATCGGTGGACTCTTCTGGACAATCGCCAGTAACGAACGTTCCGGATTGTGCGGTACACCACTGCTCCGCCACGTCTGGGTTCTGAGTCCCCGATATGGTACAGCATCCCATTGTTGGCTCTGTGGCACTCCAAGTGCCTGTGCAGTCGTTCTCCTCGACACCAGAGGTCACTGATCCGTCTGTGTCGTTTATGCACCATCCTGTGCCGTCACAGGACGCACCCTCGGACCAAGTGCCGCCAAGGCCGTCACAGTACGCTTCTGTGACCCCTGATTCGTCTGGCGATCCTACAAGGGCACAGCAGCCCACAGGAGGGCAAGTGGTGTCGTCCCCTGAGTATGTACCAGAGCAGGCAGCAGATCCGTTCACCCGAGACACAGACCCGTCTGCATACTCACAGCAGCCAGTCACCAGTTCGTCCGGGCAGTTGTTACAGTCCTCGCCGTGAGGCCAGTTCATTGAGATTGTGTGACCCCCGGAAGTCCCGGTTATTGCACCAGAGCATGAGTCTATGTCAAAGTTATATGGCGTCATGTCTGGGACTTGGACACGCACCTTACGGCCAGCCCCCGGATCGGTTGACGCACTTAGAGTTATGTTCCCATTGTCAGTTGGGACTGCGATTGTCCTCCCTATCCCAGCAGCGGATGCCCCGTTCTGGGTGTATGTTGTTCCGTTTATGGATGCCACCAACCCAGTGACGTACCCAGCTATATCCGGCTGAGTGTCGTTCTGCGGGAAAGGAAGGCAGCCGTCTCCATCGGGGTTTGACCAGCACTCACAGTATGATCCAAACTTCGTCTGAATGTCTGCAACGACATTGTATGATCCGCTGTATGTGTCTGTTGATGCGTCTGCTGGGACAGTGGAGAAATCATTGCATGTTGTCTCATTCCACTTAGTACCCCTGTTCATGTAGACGGTGTGCGGCCTGTTTGTTGACTGAGATAAGTCTTGTCCGAGGTATGGCAGCATGTCGTTAAGACCGTCTGCTGGGTTCGGTATCTTTATCTCCATCTTTGGGGTAACGCTCAGGTCAGGCGAGTCCCACTGATTCACTTGGAACCCGTCAATCTCCCAGTACCTTTCATCAGTTGGCACCGTTCCATTGACTACCCCGCAAGAGCTGTTTGACGTATTTGTTGCCGGGCAGCCTATCGTGAACCCTCCCCAGCAGTATCCGGTCTGAGACTCCCACCTTCGGCTACTGTACGGAGTCCACACCTCCTGTGGATACAGCGTCAGGGTTGCACAGTAGTTAGGGTTTGCAGAAGTGTTGAACTCCAGCTCAATTCTTCGCAGGCCGCTAAAGTACAGGCCTCCACCTCCGATCTCTCCCCAGTCTGCACCCAGTGGGAACTTGCCAGCTGTTGTTATTGTCGTGACAGGGTAGGTTGATTCCCAAACATTGGTGGATTGCCCTATGCCTTCTGCGTCACGACCCCACAGTTCGTCCTTGTTCGATGCAGTCGGGAACCCGCTTACGTTAAGTCCGTATAGACATCCAAGGGGTGCAGCAGGCTGCGTCTCCCTGAGAAGAACGAAGTCACCGAGTATCTTGGACCCGTACTTGTGGTGCGGTGTTATGTATATGGCGGGTCCATCTGCCAGCGGCGTGCTGGGGTCAAACTCAGTTGGACAGTCTCCAGTGCAGTTTGTGCTGTACTCGGCACTCCAGAACCTGTACTCCGATGGCACAGTGACGTTTGAGACAAGCAACTTGGCAGGCCCGTTCACGTCCTCAAACGCAACGCCAAACCCGCAAGAACATTGCTTGGGGCAAGACTCTGTTCCATTGCACCCGCAAGAGGGGCAGCGTGTGCCTCTCCATCTCATACCTGTTGACATTTTGCTACCCTAAGATGATGGACATGATGCTTGGATAACTAGATAGTAGTCGCCCTTATTGTGGCATGTCATCATTGAGCCTGACTCTATGACTTCCTCCCAAGGGTTTCTTATGTTCACTACGTTTGACGAATCAACCAGAGTGTCTCCAGTACTGTTGAGGCTGTGTATACTTCCAGAACCGGTCCCAACAGTAAGGCCAGAAGCTGCTGTTATCTCTGTTGTAGCAACTATCTGTTCAACGGCAGACCCGCCACTGGTGACAGCAACCCAATTAACACCAAGCATCACAGCCTTGACGTAGATGTCCCCCTCAATGTTAGTTTCGCTTGTGTTTGCAACTGGAACAACTTGGTCATCGGACAGCTGAAGCTCTAGGTCTTCGTCCAAGTAGACCCTCTTGCACTCAGCCTCTTCCACAGTGTCACCATCTCTTGCCGGTATCCCGTCCTCTGGTGTCTTGACAAAAATAACTTCCCTGCCAGTTGGTGCAGGATCGCCGCCAGAGCCAGCCAGCTTCTGCTCGCCAATGCCCTTGAGAGCGTATGCAACATCTTCGCTGTTGAATCCATAAATCATGGGTTGATCACCGAGTCTTCGAGGAAGGTTCCAAAGTCAATTTCTTCCACTGTGTCGTACCTGATGTACGGCACAGTCTTCAGCTGCTCGTCTGCAGGTGTGCCGTCGATTTGCACAAGTCCAACCGAACCAAGCCCCGACCCTTTCTGTGCGAACTGCTTGACCTTCTTTACGCCGTTATTGTCCTTGATAAAGAACTTGCCAATCATTGGGACTGCTTGGCTGTGACCAACGAACAGCGTATTGCCCTCAAACGTGACAGAGTATGTATCAACCAGTATGTTGTAGGTCACCCGGTACTTCTCTTCAGGGCCGTTAGCCATCTGAATGCTCTGGGCAACGGAGTTGATGCTGGTGATCATTGCAGCCCCAGCTTGAAAGCCTCTGAAGGTCTGAGTGTTAACCTTGTAACACCTCTCAAGCAAGTTTGCATCAGTGAACGTGTCTTCAAACTGAGTGACCGTCAGCTGAAGCATCGGTTGCTTTCGCGTGATGGGTTGATTGATCTCGTTTTTTATCTCGACAAGCTGCCCATTCTCAAGTGCAGTGCAAGGAAGGTATCTAGTGGTGATTACATCTGCAACGCCGGGAACAGTCTCGAACACTGGATTGTTGTCGTAACCGTAAGCAGGTGCCTCATGCAGAACAATGTCGCGACCGACCACACTTCTTGTGACGATTGGGTCAATGTCGCTGACGCTGGCTGGCGGTTCCTCTGGTTCTGGATTGTCTGGGTCATTCTCAACCTCTTGGCTCTGTCCCTGCTTGCCCGGTTCTGTCTGGAACCTACAGGTGACCTCAAAGATTGTCCCGTTCTGCTCTTTCCTCTTCACGTTCTTTGAATTGCAGACAGCAAGAGGCATTCCGATATTTGCATCAGGGTCGTACCAGCTATGGTAATTGACCATTGGGATGCCGGGAGCATAGGCTGCATGTGCATCAGTAACCTTCCAAGGCCCAAAGTTTGAGTCAGCTGGGTCAGTTATCTTGACCAAGAAAGTCTGACTGAATGTAAGCTGACAGGACTTCTGCCCTCCAGAGTTGTTGGCTGTTGCACCGTAGCTGCTGGAACGCAACTGACAAACTTCATATTGAAAAGCCATGTTTATACACCTGAGATTGTAATTGAACTGCCGCTATCTGTATTCATATTGTCTATTGCCTGTTTGAAGCCTTCAGTGATGCCATCGACTATCAGCTGTGCCCTTTCCTCCTCAGCCTTCTGTCCGTCTTGCCATCTCTTTTCTGCTCTACGCTCGCGATCTGCTTCATCACGCTTGGACTTCAGGTAAACCCACTCCTCGACACTGTTTTGACGCATCTTTCCGGGCATGGATGTGCTCAGTGCCCTTTCCAGCCTGTCTGCCGTATGCTTGGCCTTCTTGGCCTCAATCTCGCCCTGCTTAATAAGGGCCGTGTCAAGCATGAACTTGTACTCTTCCTTCATGTTCTCGCTTGCGAGCCTCTCCCTCATTGCTGAGGGCATCCCTGAATCAGCTGTGGAAGACATGCTGTCCTTAAAGGACTTTTCAAGAGCAAGTCTAGCCTCTAGCTGCCTGAGTTTAGTGTCACCGCCTCTGGCGGCTTCCAGTTCAGCTGCATGACGCTCCTTCGCCAGCTCAAGGATCTTGAGGTTCATCTTGTATTCTTGGGTAGCAGCATCAACCCTCGCCATTGCAGCACTCGCAGACTCTTCACCGAAGTCATCCAAGCCTGTGGCAGAGCCACTGTTCCTGAATGTAATTAACTTCATAACTACGTCCCGCAATCTGTCAACATCTCCAAGGCCAACCCTGCCAAGTATGCCGTCCAGCCCAGCCTTTGACAACTGAGATCCGACTATGAGGAACTCCGATATTCCAAACGTGAGAGTAGCGAAGTACGCTCTAGCAGCAACTTCCGAGGCATCCCAGTACTCAGGGACCTTGGAGAGAGCAATGGTCATCGCGTACAGGAAGTCCAGCACCTTGTTGATGTCTTTCATCACGTCAACGATCCAGTCCGTTTTGCCAATCTCTGCCAAGAACTCTTTAAAGCCCTCAGCCATGACTGACAACTGCCCTGAGACCGTATCAAGCGTTGCAAACTCAAGTGGGCCATATTCTTCGTAAAGATTCCTGAGTGCCTTCTCAACCGTCTGTGCAGATACAACACCTTTCTCGATTCGCTTGGACAGCTCGGCATCATCTATGTCGAGAAGTTCCCTGAGTGCCTTTCGGATGTTCACGCCGTTCTCAGCAAACTGCTTGATCTCAACAGTCATCAGTTTGCCTTTGCTGACAACATCAGTGTAGGCTTTGACAATCCTCTGGAACTGCAAGCTGTTGCCCAGTGAAAGCCTGCCGAACACCTTGATGACATCCACAACATCTTCGGACGCAACACCAAGTGCCCGGACTCTCACTGCAAGCTGCATAGTCTCTTCGACACTGAAAGCAGTTGCTCTAGCGTACTCCACCAGCTCTTTGCGTAACTTCTTTGCCACCTCCACGTCACCCTGATTAAGTGCAGCAAGCCTGAGCATCTGCAGCTTCTTTGTGTCAATCGCATCAATGACTGCAGCAAAGCCCCGCTTCACCATTCCCAGCACTCTACTAACAGCCATCCATGCAGCATAAAGCGGAAACAACTTCATGGTCATTGTTCCAATCCAAGCAGTGGCTCTGGACAACATCCCGCCCTTGCCGAACATGGAATTGATCCCTTCCTGCCTACGGATCTCCTCCATCCTAGCAAGGTGTTGACGATATTGTTCCTCGATGATTTGGGCCTCGAGTTTCGCGGAGTTAATCCTCACTCTTGCAAGGTAGGCAATAGTAGAACGTTCTTTAGCCGATGCAGCCTCCCTTATCGCCTTCAGTTTATCGAGGTACGCCTTGAACCTTGCCTTAGCTTTAGCGTTTGCGATGCGTTCCTTCTTTGCCTTCTCGAACCTTCGCCTGTCCTCGTCTCTTGCTTGTTTCCATTTCGCCTTTTCCTCTTCCTTTATGAGTCTCTCTCTTTCCTTCTGGGACATCTTCTCCATTTGCAGAGATTTTCTCTTCACCTTGTCAAGGTATCTGGCAAGTTCAGCCTCCCTTCTCTTCTTATCCTCTGTTTTCTTCTTTTGCTGCCTGTCAAGGTTGTTCCACGCATCCCTGACTTTCTGCTGCTGACGCATTTCCTTTTCGTGCCCCTTTTGTTGGGACCTTGCGATAGCCTCATTTGCTTCACGAACCGCCTTCTTTTTGTCGCTCTCCGCCTTCTTCTTAGCATCCCTCTCGCGTGCCATGTTTGCGATGCCCTCGCTAAACATCTTCTTGGCACGATCATTGGCCTTGCGTCTTGCCCAATTGGCTTCGTGCACCATGTTACGCTTTGCCTGCTCGGCATTGAATCTTGCGATATTCTCCTCCTTGAGCATTTTTAATGCGTAAGCGTGTGCATCATCAACCTGCTGCTTTTGTTTCGCATAATCCGCCCTTCGTGCAGCATCCCTTTTCTGAATCTGCTCAATCAGGTTCTGAGTAATGCCAGCTTCAACAGCCTTCCTTGTTTCGGCATCTTCCTTGAACATCAACCCTGCTGCATCAATGAGCCTTTTATGCTGTGCGTGAAGTTTGTCTATGTCAGAGACACGTTCCTCACGCTGCTTCTTCAGAAATGCAGTAAGCTCTCTGGCACCAGAAGCTATCTTCTTCCTGCCCTTAGAAGTCTTGTCATTCAACAAGACTTCGTAATACAGCGAACCTACTCTATTGGACATTCCTACCACCTGATGTTTTAGATAGATGGGCGAACGCTTCTTCACCCGTCATTGATTTTCCAAAGGAACCACTAGACTCTTCGTATGCAGCGGTCTCTCGCTCATTTTTCAACATGAAGTAAGCGATCCACCAATCGACGACCATATTGGATGTGTTGTTCATCCAGTAGATTGGGTCGTCGATACAAAGTTCCTTGCAAATAGAAAAAACAGAGTCCAGTCTGGGGTTCCTTTCCAGCTCTGCCTTTAGCAGTTCTATTTGCCCTGCAGCTTTTTTTCGCGGCTGCCAACCCACTCCTCGATGGCCTTGATGAGCAAATCCAGCTTCAGTGCATCAAGTGCCATGATGTCATTGATGTCCTTCTCGTCGAACAGGGACTTGCCCTCTTCGTCGCAGATATGGTCGATGACAGTAAGACAGCGTGAACGCTGCATGGCGTCAGGTCTGATGCACTCTTTCTTGGTGTCGTACATGGACGACATGCGACGAGATCGCTGCAACTCACTGACAGACTTGACGTAAACAACTTCCCCAAAGAACTCACCGAGTTTCTCTGGCTTGGAGATTGCTGCTTCTTTAAGTAAGGTCGCTTTCGTTAAACTCATTGTAATTCTCTTCAAGTGATGGTGGGTTAACTATGTCCAGAGGGATGTCAGGATGCCTAACAGACTCCTGTTCCCGCTTCAACTGATCGGCAACAAACTTGCGTACACGATCTTCTCGAATCGGATCGACTGGCACAAGGAAGACAATCTTGCTCCCCTCTGCCCAGCCGATGATTCCAATCAACTCAAGTTTGTCTGGATGGCCGTCAAGTATCTGATACTGTCGAAAGCATTGACGCTTACGTGTGACAACATTTGTTCCCTCATGAGGGCGTAACTCTGTGTACATCTCAGACTCCTTATGGTGAAAACTTATCAAACAGTGCCAGCGTCAAAAGTCGGGCCAGTCTCTCCGTCGAACGTGAAGGTGATGGTCTGCTCCAGCAGTCCACCAATCTCAACGCTCGGAAGAGTGCACTCGCTGATGAAGCCAGTGCCGCTGAGGATGCCGCCGGTTGACCCAGCTGTTGGCAATGTGATTGTGATCGTGTCTTGATCGCCCGTTGGCGTGTAAACGTCATCTGTTGGTTCAAAGACAACTGTAAGTTGAACAGTGCCAGCGTCAACAAGGTCTGCTGCGATCTTTTTCATGAAGCCCGTGTCACTGATGCACGATGCGTCGATGCTGTCCATCGACCATGTTGGCAAAGTGATGGATCGAACGCATGAAACAGAGCCAGCGGTTGTGAAGGCAACAGTTGTGCCCTGTCCGGTGAATCCAGCCATTTTTTTTATTCCTAGAGGTTTCTACGATAGTGAACTTGATAATCCTGAGAACAAATGAATGCTCTCTCGTCTGATCCATCCTTCGGCGTCAGGACATCCCAAGATATGCCACCATCAAGAGTGGTGCCAGAGATTGGGAAATCCTGTACTTCAGAGGAGAATCCATCTAACAGGTCTTCGATTGCCTCGATGCCAATTTCTGTACTGGCTCTGGTATCGCAAACAATGTCAACCGTGATCCTTGCGGAGTACGCCTTTACTTGGCAGTTACTCACTGTTCCGAATGCCTGCCCACTGGGGTTAGACAATACGAGAAAGGGAGGATCAACCCCTTGGGGAGGGTAGTCAGCGTAGATGTTGTTACCTACAACTGCCTGTACTTCCGCATTGTTTCTTAGTGCTGCAATCAGCTGGGGTACGACTCTCAATTTCCCATTCCCCACTTCTTGAGTTCTCTTTTCATAATTGATATTTGCTTTGGCATTGTCGAGTTACCTGCTGGCCCGAGGAATGGTCTTGCATCCAGCGTGGAGGTTCTTGTTTTTCTGCTCGACCAGTTCACGTGGGTGCCACCGAACTCAAGCATGTGTGCATAGTTGTAGCCGTATCTGTCGTTGTCTGCATCGTCGCCATTTGATCCCGAGTGCCTCGGACCTGTTATTCCCCGCAACAGCTTCCCAGAGGACGAGGGCACTGTTCGAGATATGATGCCCCGCTTACCACCACCACGCAGCCCGTCTTCTCCGCCATTGTAGGCCATGCTTGGCTTTTCCTCGCCGCGACTCTTCAGGACTTGACCATACCAGCCGCCGGGAAGGTACCGCACACCGTTCTTAGTCGATCTTGGATTCTTCCAGTCACCTCGAGTCATCTTGCCTTTCATTGACTCGCCGATGGCGTTTCTGCTGCTGGCCTTCTTCAGTGACTTCACTGCCTCACGTCTGACAGCTGTGTTCATCATATGTATGACTCGTCTCAGCCTGTTCTTGCTAAGTTCATCTGAGAGACGCTGCATGTCTCTCCCAATGTCCGTGCCAGAGATAACTCCTGCACGATGCTTCGAGCCGCCAGCCTTACCACCGCCCTTCAAGTTAGCAGCAGCTCTGGCTGATATTTCTTTCATCAGTCCCATCAGTCGGCATTCCTTAGCTCGACCCGAACTGTCTTGTGATCACCAGAGACATCTCTGATCGCAACAATGCCGTATGTGACGCCATTGATTGTGCATCTGCACTGTGTGTTGAATAGCCCTTCAATGGCAGGAGCATCCCCGATTGCTACCTTCTGCGTGCTCTCTTTCGTCTGCACGCCATCGAGGATCTCCCCGCCACCGAGGTCCACAAGTTCGCACCACCATCCGTCGATCACAGTGGTCCATGATCCCGTGGTGTAGGACCGCTGGCCGTACTCATCGAGTGCAGTCGGTGGCGACTCGATAAGGGCCTTGTAATTGCGGTGCCCGATACGCTTGCGGTTAAATCCGGTCAGCTTTGCCATTGTTTTCCTTTTCGTTAAGTTCTGCCTGAGGGACTCGAACCCCCGACACGCGGATTATGATTCCGCTGCTCTACCATCTGAGCTAAGGCAGCTTGCAGCGTGACTCTCGCCACGCTGGTCTTATGTTACGGATAAGAACTTCTGATAAGTTTCCGAACCAGCATCTCATAGCTTCTACCATTGTCAGTGTTTGAAGGATTGTCCTGTGCAGGATCAAAGTATGCCCTAGCTGTCTCAAGTAGGATAGCTTGCTTGAACAACCTTGGAACACAATCCTCGTCTGCAACACCACAAGAGAAGTTGATAAAAACCTTGTCGCTGACATCATCTGCACTGACTTCAGGCCAGCCTTCGCCTGCATTCGTTGAGAACACACAGCCACGGCCTTGAGAGTAAGAGTACAGTGATGAGTCAAGTGTTTGTGTCACGCCGTCTGTGTCAACATACGTGATCGAACTGACACTCGTGTTCATCCCCATCATCAGGTCGATTTTGTCGCCATCTGCTGGGAAGGCGAACATAGCTTGCTGCCATGTCGCACTTATGATTCCACGGCTTATATCTCGTTCCAATTTCTCGGTCGAGGCTTCAATCAGGAGAGTAATGTGGTCGTCCTGATCGTTGCCAGACACTCTAAGATGACTTTTTGCTTCGTCGAGGCTTACGGGTAGCCCGCTTGGGTTTGACGTTCTCGTCAGAGTCCAGTTTGGGTTCATCGATGTATTCCTCACAGATACCAAGACTTACTAAGGTCAACGCGATCCCTTTATTATCAAGGACCGCAATGGCCCCCGCCTCTTTATTGAGGCGGGGGTGATGCTTCAAAAATCTTACCTTCACGTTAATTACGCAAGGGTGATTTTGCTAAGAACTTCTGGGTTAGCCGACTTCAACGCGATACGCTGAGTGCAGATAACGCCAACCTGATCGTTCACTGCGAACAGTTCGTTCAGGACGCGGAAGTTGAGCGAACGACGATCACCGAAGTAGTGAGAAACGCCAAGGTCACCGAAGACGCAAAGAAGGTCAGCCGAAGAAGATGCACCAGCACCTTTCATTGCGTTAACCAAGTTCACTGGGTATCCAAGCAATGTTGGGCGAACGCCACCAACCAAGTCGGCTTGGCTGTTGCCACCGGCTGCGTTGAGGATGTCGCGAACTTGACCATTCCACAGCGTTGGGCTCATGTACCACTCGTGATTCAAGCCACGCTCTTGGCCAGCAGCAACAACAGCGGCAGTCAAGTCAGTCAGTGCAAGAGAAGCAACGTCAGCAACATTGTGGTCGGCAATTCCAGTGTCGCCTTCGATACCAGTGCTGTACAGATTAGCGTTTCCGCTGAACAATGCTTCGTCTTCTGCTTTGGCGAACGACCAAGCCAAGTCACGGACGATAGTGTCAGTCATGCTGATCAAGCTGTCTTCGCTGATCTCGGTGCTCATCTTCACAAGGCCGGCCATCTTCTGTGCCGTCAGTGAAACTTGTGCGAAGGTAAGATCCGAAGCCGTGATTGCTTCTGCTTCGTTCGGGTAGAAGACGGTCGCGTGTCCAGCCAACTTAGGAACGGTCCAAGTAGGTGCACCCATGACGATTCGACGGCAAACATTACGTGCAACGCCGTACTCTTCGACCAAGTTGATCAGCTCGGAAGCCAGAGGCGTAGGAACGGTGTATCCACCCTCGGAGTCAACTCCTTCGCTCTGTGCAGCCATGAAGTCGGCAGCTTTGCGGTCGCCAGCGGTGGCGAGAAGGAATTTACCAGCAACGTATGCGTCCTCGCTCGATGCGAAAACACCAGACTTGTTGTACTTGGCAGCGGCAGGGATCTTGTCCATTACAGTTTCTTCTTTAAGTTCGGGTTCGATGGAAGCCTCTGGCTCTACAGCAGGGGCAGTGGGAGCAACGCGAGAAGCAACGATCTCGTCGATACGTGCTTGAATTTTCTCTTGGCGATCTTGTTTGGCTTTAAGTTCTGTGAACTCGTTGTCCAATGCTTCGATCTGGGCAAGGGTCTCTTCGCTGTTATCGCCCGCTTCAAGGGCAACATCGGAAAGAGCCTCAACTTCAACACTGATCGCCTCAAGGCGGGCAGCAATCTCGGAAAGGTTCATATCTTCTCAAATGTTTGAGGTACGTTTTTAGTAATGTTGCCAGTACGGGCACTATTATAGCTACTCAAAAACTTACTTTTTGAGCATTAGCTTCATTCTTCTTGATGTAGCCTTAGCCTTTGCAGACACAGCGAACGGGCTGAAAGCCTTGACTTCCGGCACATTGCTGGCAGCCCTTGCTTTTCTCTCGATCCTGTTGACTTCATGCACGAAACCTTGGGCCAGAGCCTCTTCGGCGTCCATCCAAGTCTCAGCGTCCATCATTGCAATGATAGATGCCTCGTCTTTTCCGGTTCTCTCGACGTAGGTGGCCGCAATGTCCTTGTCCATCATCTCCATGATGTCTGCTGTGCTACGGAAGTCCTTGCAGTTCCCCATAGCCATCGTCCAGCATCTGTGGACCATGAACTTGGCATTGCTATTGATGATCACCTTGTCTGCCGCACAGGCGATGACAGTGGCGATGCTTGCAGCCAGTGTGTCGATGTGAATCGTGACTTCGCCATCGTGCTGCATGATTGCGTTGTACATAGCAAGCCCCTCAGACACCACTCCACCCTCTGAGTCGAGGTGGATGGTCACGTCTGAGCCTTCGTGCTCTTTCAGGCAGTCACGAAAATCGTCTGCTGAGATACCGCCCTCGAAGTCCCCGATTGGGCCTCGCATCTGGATGGTCTTGTTGCTTGGGTCTGTTTCAAGTCTCATTGTATTACTCTTGGTCTGGGGTTTCTGGATTTGACTCTTCTGGTTGCTCCTCCGGAGCCTCTTCTTCCTCCGGAGCCTCTTCTGCCTCTGGGCCTTGGTTGGCGTGAGCGATCTCGTCGCCACCCTCGATTGGGTCGAGGTCATGCCAGTTTCTCAGCTCATTGATGGTCGCAATCCCTTGCTGTGACAGCTTCAGGGTGTAGTCAGCAACGCTGTTAGGATCGCCCTTCATCAAGTTGCGTGTGTCAAACACAGCCTCGAGGTTGCCGTATGGCATCAGCTTTGTCTCAATCTCCTCTGTCCACTTGCTGAACCAACGTGCAAGGCAGTTGTTGATGTAGGCTGTATTACGCTCGGAGATAGATTTGTAGGTCTGGCCGCTGTTGTCACCCATGATTGACTCAAGGCCAAACAGAAGTGCAACCTCCTCACGCTGGAAGGCTCTCTGCTGCAAGAACTGTGAGTCTGTGTTGCTTACAGGGAGCGTGGTCGCTTTCATCCCATCCCTAAGCAGGCCAGCCTTGCCAGTGTTGCTGAGGCCCTCGTGCTTCTCATTGAAACCATCGAGGAACATCTTGGCATCCTCTGCATTTCGGAACATCCCGTTTGGTGCCTCCAAGAGCATGCCGGGGCGACCGCTGTTCGCAATCGTTACAGCAGCACCTTCTTGTCCAGCCTGTGTCAGGCCAAAAACATCTCTTGCGATATTGATGATGTGCATGCCCCAGACACCATTGTAGGAAATGTTCATGATGTGGATCATGTCACGATCTGGGATCTTGTAGTACTCACCTTTCTTCAGGGACTTGGGAATTGAATCCTGAGTGGTCCCAGCGTCTTGTGTAACAAGGTGCCACTTCTGGCCGTCCACCAGCATTGTCTGGCAGTTATAGGGCAGTACGGGGATCAGCCCGATGGGTGTGCCGTTGCTATTACGCTCGATGTATGCACGGCCATTCCCTGCGATCAAGCAATGGACCTGCATCATCTCCTTCAACTGGAATGATGTCATGAACCCATTAGGATTCTTGTTGATCAACTTGTATGTGTTGTTTCTGATCTTGGGCCTTGTTCCGTCAGCGTTGTGCTGGCAGATGTCAATGGGCATCTGTGCGATGTGTCCACTGATCTTGTTGACGGCATACATGACTGGTGCAAGGCCGATGGCCGATTCCACAGTAACCTTCACGCCCGTCTTGGATGGCTTGCCGCCAAAGGCTTCAACCAACCACTGGGTTGGATTCTTAGTGTTCGAGAATGCCCTGAACGCCTTTCCTAATTTCATTTCTTTCTCCTACGAGATAAATAGATCCCCCTTGCTTCGCCCACGTCCAAGCATGGCCCGTGAGAATGCCATTGTCAGTGCAACAAGCGGGTCGATCTTCTGGCTGGACGATGCTTTATCGTATTGCCATCTGTCAGACCTGTCTCGCACAGCAACCGCATTCGACAGGCACCATCTGAGCAGCGGAGATCCATCATGTGTGAATCGACCGTCTGCCAATGCTTGCCGTAGTTCAGCAATGGGTTCGTTAAAGTGTCTTGTTGTTTGCGGCATAGCCGAGATGACCACGCCCTCTTGCTCAACCTGCTCACCGAACTGCTGTGCCTGATAGGGGTCGATAGCACAGTCAGATGAGTAGTATGTCCAGTAGTCGTCCACAAATTCCTTTTGCAGGTCAGTGATGGGCGAGTCTGTGACCTTAATCAGCCCCTGCTCGATGAAGTCGCAGAAGGGTATGGCGTTAAGGTCGCGGGGAGTGTTGCGGGCGATGTAAGCCCTGATACGCCCCTCGTATCGGTAGATCGGTCTGCCTTCTACGTCCTTGTCGTTTGTATCGAATCGGGCAACAAAGGCTGATGCTGCGAGGTCGTCACGACCCCCAAGGTCAATTCCGGCTCCCACACAATCAGCATCTCTGGACCAGTCGGACAGCTCGCCCTTGCAGTTGTCGAAGTCTTCGAGGTTGAATATTCGCTCGGTAGAACTGACAAGAACATTTGCGTGGTATCTCTTGAATCTGTTAAGGGCCTGCGGGGAAGTCATTGCGGGTTTGATCTGTTGTCTCAAGAACTCCATGCTGATCGAGACGCCCATATTGGGGCAAGACTTGATCCAGCAGTTCTCGTCGAACGGGTCATCTTTCTCGTCAATCTCATAGCACGCTGCAAACAGTGCCTCTTCGTCGATTGTCTGGTCAAGCACTTGCTTCGCGAAACCAACCTCTTCAATCCAGATGTGCGACTGGTCGTCACCCGCCGTGGTCACTGTCATTGTCAGTGGCTGCACTCGAGCACCAGATCCGGTTTGCATGGTGTTATAGAACTTGCGGTGTTGCTTCGTCCATGCGTGAGTCTCGTCGAGAATGACGAGCTGAGGCGACAGGCCATCGTAGGGCCGATCAGATCCAACTGCCTGCATGTTGCCGCCGTTGTGGTGAAACGTCATCACCTTGTTGGCTACCGTGCTGCCCTCTTTGAGTACAGGAGACTGTTGCCTCATGCGGAAACACTCGGCAAGAATAACCTTCTCGCTCTGCTCACGCTTAGTGGCGGCCATGATGATCTGTGACTGACCTTCAGGCTCTTTTGTGATCGGATTGATGTCGCAGGATGCAACGAACATTGCGATGCCTGCAGCTATCGTTGACTTACCCTGCTTGCGGCCCATTGACCAATAGACTCGACGAAAGCGTCTGCCACGGCCATCGTCACGCTGCCAGCCAAAGATGTTTGCAACTGCGAAAGCCTGCCACTCTTCCAAGTGAAATGGGTCGCCAGCGTGCTCACCAATCGAATGGCGAAGTGCTGCTGGAAAAAAGGCGATGACAGCAGATGCTTTTTTCTCGTCGAAGTAGTACGGGAAGTCAGGTGTGCTCTGCCGCTCAAGGTCACGGTAGTAACGCTCTACAGCTAGACGCACGTACTTGCCGGTGATGATGTCACCGTTAATGACTTTTTGTGCGTAAGATTCCCAAGGGGACATCTGCTACCCCTTGAGTTCCTTGATGATGCTCGCGAGTGATGTGCCCTGTTGCTTCTCCTCTTTGGTTGATGCAACAGACAGCCTAGCCCTCGAGGATGGTGAAAGCCCAAGTTCGCCAAGTATCTTCAGGTGGCGATCAGCTAGTTTGTGGAAAGTCATGGACTGAGCCGAGGTCTTGCCGTCCTCGTTCTCGTGTCCATGCTTCGCTACATGAAGGTATGCTTTCTTCCATTCTGAGTAACATGACACGTAAGATGTCAATAGGTGAGTATCAGTTTCAGAAAGGATGTTGCATTCCTTGAGGACCGCCACAGTCTCATCCCAGACAGCCGATGCTGTCTCGTCGAGTTCAATGAAGTCAGGCTTTACAGGAACGCCAGCCGAAGCATGGATAATGTTTGCGGGCTTCCGACTGGGGTTCTTTTTGTAAGAGCCATTGGCTTCAGCAACTTCCGTTGCCATAGGTTTTCTTCCTCGTGTCATGCACACATTATAACTACTCAAAAAAATGTTTAAGGTATTTGACACAGATGCCGAATTAGTCTATGTTACGGGTATTCCAAAGGAGGAAACATGGACGAAGAATTGATTACCTTTTTCACGGAGCACGCAGTATGACGTTTAGGATCGACACAGCAATCGCGGATTTGAACCCAAGGGTCATCCCCATTAAGGGGGAAATGAAGGCACCACTGATCAAGGGCTGGCCTGAAACTCAGGACCGCGTGGAAGATTGGTTGAAGTTGAATGGCGGTGACCACCAATTCGATGATGACGATTACCACCGGTATGGCATAGTGCTGGATGAGGACATGGTTGTCGTTGATTTCGACACTCACGAAGGGCAAGCCAACGGGTTTGAGTCCTACAGTGAGCTGCTTGGTGCCGGGTGTGAAGACATCTTTGAGCACTGTGGGCTTATTGTCTCGTCACCGAGTGGCGGAAAACACCTCTTCTTCCGCAAGGATGCGGAGGTGAAGATCCCGAAGAACAGCAAGGCATTCCCCGGTATCGACCTGTTGACAAAAAACTGTCAAGTCATCGGTGCAGGATCCAATCACGTCAATGGTGGCGTGTACAAGGTCGAGAAGTGGACCGGAGAGCTGACGACTCTCGGCAACGAGTTCTTTGACTGGTTTCGACCAGCCAAGTCTGAAACAACTGGCAACCGTATCGACCGCGAAGAGGCTTATTACAGTGACAGGAACCGTGGCGAAACCCCACGCGACTCGTTTGACAAGTCACAGGATGCAGTCTACATCGTCAAGAGTGCGATGGAATCTCAGGGTTACGTCTTCCATGACAGAGGCAATCACTACAGCTACACGCGGCCAAACAAGACAGACGCCTCGTTCTCAGTGTCTGGCACGCTTGGGCGTTTGAACACCAATGGCAAGCCGTATCTCAAGAACTTCAGCACATCGGATGCAAACTTCGATCCAGAGTCCTACAGCCTTTCTGAGGCATACAAGAAGGTCTGTGGCCTCGACAATGCTGGCCTCATGCGTGAGCTGGAGGAGAACGGCTACTCTCGCCCCCAGATCACAGCAGAGGAGGACCGCATGATTCAGGGGTTTCTGGAGTCCCTTGGCAAAGGTCATAGCCGCAAGGAACAGGCGGCAGCAACTGGAGAGCAGCTGGAGAAGCAGTACCCCACATTCTCCTACGAAGAACTGGGTGACCACTGTGGTGAGGATCGTCGCGAGTGGCTGATCGAGGGGCTGCTTCGCCGTGGTGAGGTCATGAACATCATCGCTGCCCCCAAAGTCGGTAAGTCGTGGCTGGTCTACAACATTGCACTGGCTGTCACATCCGGTCGAGAGTTCCTTGGATACAAGGCTGACAAGCCCCTGAAGGTGCTCATCGTTGACAACGAGCTGCACAAAGAGGAGCTGACTTGGCGTGTCAGACAGGTCGGAAACGCCCTCAACGCGAAGCCCGAAGGACGCTTGAACTTCACCTTCCTGAGAGGGTCTATGGTGGATATTGACGCCCTTGACTCTAAGCTGGATGAGTGCGGTGGAAGCCAGTATGACATCATCGTCATCGACGCTTTCTACCGGATCTTGCCCAAAGGGATGAGCGAGAACGACAATGCAAGCATGACCCAGATTTACAACAAGCTGGACGGGCTTGCGAGCAAGAACGAGGCTTCGATCATCAACATTCACCACAGCTCCAAGGGCAACCAAGGGGATAAGGGTGTGACCGATGTTGGTGCTGGAGCTGGTGCAATCTCTCGTGCAGCAGACACTCACATGGTCATCCGAGAGCATGTCGAGGAGAAGCACGTTGTGATCGAAGCCGTTACCAGATCAGGACTTAGCCCTGCTCCAGTGACTGCCGAGTTCCAGTTCCCGCTGTGGATTCACAAGCCAGACATGGACTCGACTGTCAAGAACTTTGAGAATGCTCGCGACAAGAGGAATGCCGACCAGAAGGAAGACATCGCAGGGAAGTACGAGGGAATTGCCCAGTGGGTAACGGAATACGAGGCAAGTAACGGCAAGCAGCCTAACTCTGTAGAGGTATACGAAGGCTGCAAAATGGGTACTTGGGACAAGGTGGTAACATTCAAGAAACACCTGAAGAAGATGTCCGAACTAGGCATCCTCAAAGAGCTTCCAAAAGCCGCTGGATCGAATGCCCTTAGATACACTTGTAAGTAACTTTTTATCTTCCATCAAAACGACCTTATCGTCTTGTCTTCCCCCTACATATAAATATGTAGGGGAAGACAACACGAAAGAGGTCATTGAAACACCCCCCGAAGACGAGACCAAAAAATGAGTTCAAAACGACGAGACAAAAATCGAGACCTGAAGCAGCGACAAGCCCTCTGGGATCACTACGGTGACCGGGTGGTCAGGTCGGGCGGCCTGAAGCCCAAGCACGAGTATTCGAGATTTCACTGCTTCGACTGTGGAAACCACTTTTTCCAGAAGACCGCCAGCTTGGTGGACCGTGGATGCAGCACTCGATGCAAGTGCCCGCCCCACAATTCCAAGCGATTCGCAAACGGGCAGCACCCAAAATCTCACGGGCACACGTGCCTGCCGGAATGGGAGCAGTGGGACCTCGAAAAGCCAGATCGGCCAACCTGCCGACCGGAAGAATAAATTTTAGGCCCATGAAGGCCCCTAGCAGCCACGCTAAGGGCCTTCGAGGGGGTACCCTGTATGATCGGTCAAGTTTGGCTCCGAGGCTCTTAGGGAGCCGCACAGGAGCTGAGAGGTTTTTCAGAAAGTTTCTGGAATTTTATCAACTTTGCGTTTGACATCGACGATACAACCTGTACAATGGAGGCACACAAGCGAAGTTCGACCTGATCGCCATAGTCGTGGTTGTCGGACGCTACTTCCGAGAAGATTACTAAGTTGCTGACGTGGACGCACGTAGCAGAACCTAGTTTGGTCCTTTAGCGGGGATTGAATCTCGGAAGCTGGCAAGGCTGAGGTGACGAGCAGCCCGATCAGGTCGGATTTCTTAGTGGTGCAAATTTTCACATTAACGATAGGAGCAAACATGCACGTTCAGGTGACCCTGAGATACAGAAGTGACAGAGTGAAGAAATATTTAAGTACCTACTTGACAGCTATCGACGTGGCCGATTATGGTTACCACGGTGCGGCTGTCAGGGCAACCGGATTGTTCCCTGATGAGATCAAAGAAGTTAAAAGCACGTTCGGAGAGAGTTTATACTCCGAAGTTGCGTGGTACCGTGTTTGCCGACTCGAGGACAAAGCGTGTCAGGACTCGGCAGCAGAAGAAACAGAGTTTACGCAAGGATTGGGACTATGAAAAAAGAAACTAGCCCTTTGACATGCTTGGGCACAGCAGCTATACTGTGTGCAGCGTTCTTGATTGGTTGTCTTGTTTTTGGAGTTTAACATGAGTCATTATGACTACTTCGTGATTGTTGTCGGTGTCGTCAGTGGCAGCATACTTGGGGCAGTTGCCCTGTTTGACCTTATTGAGGACTTGAAAGATGGGAAAAAGGGAGGTAAGCGATAATGAGTGACACAGAAGGAGCAACGGAATATATCCTCGAATTGCAGAAGGAAATCAAGCGGCTCCGTAAGCTGCTCAAGAAGTCC